TTAGCCTTTTGATGATGCCAGTAGTTAGGCGTTTTCTGCGCTGTCGTAGAGCGCGTATGCCCAGTCCTCTAGCTGCGATAAATTCATTTTGCTGATATCTAGTTCGATTTCTTCCCCATCGTTTGGGTTTGACCATAGGGCGTAAACATTGTCAGAGACTAGACCGATATATAAAGTGAAAGGGCAATCTTCTAGCCACAGATAGACGTTGCCAGAATTTTTATTTTCATCGGCAAACCCGTACCTGTCTAGCTGCATACCTAACTCGGCGGCTTTTGTAATCAATAGCCCTATTTTTCTGACTGCGTTGCTGCACAAGTTCGTTTTGAGTTCCATAATTAAGCCTCTGGGTGTGGTGATGCGTTAACGGCGCGTGCTAGGTCGATCAATACGCGAGCTTGTTCGGGCGTAATGTGGTGATGGTCGGCGTACTTTTCGACAGTTAAATAGTCTTGAAAAAAATCATGCCAGATATCAATTAGCTGATTGCGTGCGCTGTACATAACTCGCGGGGGGAATATGCTTTCCATCTTATGCCCCTGTTAATTTGTTGATACTGTCGCAAGTGTCGCGCAAGCTGTAAGACTGAAAGACGATACCTCCGCCGTACTGTTTATTGTGAAACTTGCGACCGCCTATAGCGCGTGCGCGTGCAAGGGCTAAGGTATAGCGTTGCGATACGTCAGCGTCACGGTCTACGGGTTTGCTTAGGTGTGTGTAGTGGCATACATAGCGCGGGTTTCCGTTCGTGTCGTTGCTGATTCGTGTAAAGTTGTCGGGTGTCATTGTCATGGTTACATCTCCGGTCATGTGTTGTAAGTGTAGCAAAAAATTATTCATTAAAATAATTGATGTAATTCAACCACTCTAAAACATCTTTAGTGGCTATCCAGTCGGCGCGTTCTCCGTTTGCCTGTTGCTGAAACTTTGCGCTGCCTAGGTGTTTTCTAAACTCTTCGATCCGTTCGCCACGATTGGCGGCGCGTTCGTTTGCGGCGGCTAAGTCTGCCTGTAATTTTTTAATGTATGTCATGGTGGCTCACAAGAAAAGGATTAAAAGCAAAGCGATTGCCATAAGTACGGCGGCGCAGGTATCGGCTAAGTACGGGCGAGACTGAAGCCAGTAGCGGCGGCGGGGCGTGTTGTAGTCGTTCATAATCCGCATGCCTGTAAAAATGTGTCGCGATTGAAATTCGGGTTGTCTTGTTTCATGTTGTTTGCAAGTGTGTTGGCTAGTAATAGCAAACGACTAGCGCGTGCGCGGTCTGTGTCTGATTGTGTGTACTTGTAATGCCCTGTCGTTGCCTGTTGCGTGGCTTCCCCTGCCTTGTCTGCGTCTGTGTAGGTGCGGAAAGTACGGGCGATAATTTCGTAATCTTTGCGTGTCATAGTGTCACCTGTGGCTGTTGTACTGTGATTGTGTAACCTAGGGCGCGGATTGTTTTTATATCAGCGTGGCTTAGGGTTCGCTTGCCTGTAAGGGCGGTTAGTCGTGCGGCGGTGTCGCATACTGGATAAATATGTTCTGTGCCGTAATTGCGTTTTACTTGTAGGGTGATATTCATTTGATAATCTCCGGTTTAATACTGTTCGTCTGCAATATCTTCAATGGCTGTGACAAGCCCATCGAAGTCCTCACCACTACCAAGTATCGAAGCAAGGGCGAAAACTGTGTCGGCGTCTACACCCATATCTTCCGCCAAGCTTTCAAGATAGTCGCGGCGGCTTGTGTAGCCTTCGTCTGTATATATGCTCATGATTAGATATCCTCTAGGTTGTAACCTGCATTTGTAAGGATTAAATAGACCTGTTTAGGTAATTCGAAAACCCCGTCATAATCCGATAGCCTAAGCCCGTCAAACCACAGACCGCCACCTGTGCCTGTGTTGCTGTTCTCGAAGTATCCGTACTGCTCGGCGGTATCAATCTGTACGGTATAAAGTTCTGTGCTTAGGTCTTGGTTGAAGTTGTATGGCTGCATGGCTGTTACTCCTTGGGCGTTGGGATAAATTGTGACTTGCTTTCGAGGTGGTACGCCACGCCATCAAGTACAAATCCGACAGAGTGCGCGTTACCTTCAGGAAGGGTTAGGATTGTTTCGGTAATGTTCAGGCGGTGCTGCTCTTGCGGGAATACTTCGAAGGTATCTAGTTTGCGGTTGCGCGTAGGTAGAACACGGCGAAAGAATGTCAGCTTGTCGATGCTGTAGGGCTTGGTTGTTATCTGCATGATGCTTACTCCTATACATGGTTAGTAGTGAATGATGTATTGCATAGGTAGTATTTCAGCATACTTTTTGCTCGTTGTATCGCGTAGGGTTTTCTATGTTTAGAACAATGGGTTAAGCAAAACAAAAGGCTCAGATAATCTTAGACAATTGTTTCACGTGAAACCTAAAAAGTAAGCGTGTTTTTGACCTATGCCTAGATATTAGGGAAGGGTAAAACGGCTCTCAGGTGGCTTAGAATCGGTTTAATCGCGCTGTATGCTTGCACAGTATGCCGGATTCGTTATATAGTCTGTGCCTATACCGCTCGGGTCTGACAATCTTGGGCGGATTGTTTCACGTGAAACAGTTAAACGGTTTAAGTCTAGAAAACATAAAAGCGCGTAATCCAAACATGGCAAAGTTAACTCGATCACAAATCGCACAAGGGTTAGACACTATCCCAATGAGTCAGATCCTCGTAGGAGCACAAGGCAACCAGCCCAAGTTAACGAATAAGCAAATAGAGTTTGCCAAGGAACTCGCACTAGGTAAGAGTACACAAGCTGATGCGTATCGAAAGGTATACAAGAGCCAAGGTAGACCCAAGACGGTAGGAAGTAACGCGAGTCGATTATCTACAGACGATAGAATCTCGGCAGCGGTCGAGGCGTTCAAAGCGGCACAAGCCTATCGGGAATACCAAACCCCTACACAATTAAGATCGCTAGTCGTGTCTCAGCTAACTAAACACGTACTAGACGAAGACTTCCCACCTGCCCAGAGAGTGGCGTGCCTCAAGTTACTTGGTAGCGTGGCAGAGATCGGGCTCTTCGTAGACCGCAAGGAAACCTTAGTGGTGCATCAATCGTCTGACATACGCGCCAAGCTGATAGAGCAATTGCGTACAATCACTGGACAGGTAACAGAGGTAGCCGATGACGCGGACTCGCTGCTGCAAGAGATACAAAAAGCCAAATCGCCAGACCCCACCGTACCCGTACCCCCCGATGTTGGCGTGTGTGATGTGGGTGAGCCTATACATACTATTCCACTCGAACAATCATCAGAAAATTCTATTCCCAACAGTGGCGAATTACATGAAAGTGGCGAATTGCAACAATCACCCATATCAGACGGAAATGTAAGTCCTTGATGTATATATATAAAATAATTCCTGATATAAATGGTTTATATCAGACGAAGTCCAAAGTGGGGAAAAGCCTCCGAAATTACGGGGTCTGGTGTCAAAACGAAGATTTAGGAACACCCCCCTTATGTTTTTATCTGCAAAAGTACAAAATAATTTTTGCAAAAATTTAGAGGTCACTATAGAGGTTGATATGACTGAGCGACAGAAAGAGATATATATGGTCATTGAGGAATGGTGGAAGAAGTTTGGGTTTGGTCCTTCTATAGATGACATAATGAGTATTACAGGTGATAAGAGTCGGGCTAACGTGCATCGTATGATCTTGCGACTATGCGAGGAAGGTGCATGTAAACGAACTCCCAATAGAGATAGAAGTGTTCGTCCTGCTTGGATGAAGTTTAGGAATCTATGAATTTAGAAGAAATAACAAAAGCCGTAGAAGGTTTGCCTGCGGGTGAGCAAGAAGGGTTTATGTCTATGTTGTCTGAATACGAGAACTCTTTAAAGAGAGAGCGCGCTCAGAAAGATTTTATGGCGTATGTCAAAGAGATGTGGCCGGGCTTTGTAAACGGGCGGCATCATAAAGTGATGGCAAAGAAGTTTGAAGAAATCGCCGAAGGGAAGTTGAAAAGATTAATTATTTGCCTGCCGCCGAGACACTCAAAAAGCGAATTTGCATCTTATCTCTTACCCTCATGGTTTCTTGGCAAATTCCCCGGCAAGAAAGTCATTCAATCTTCCAATACGGCAGATTTGGCAGTTGGCTTTGGCAGGAAGGTTCGTAACTTAGTCGATAGTGAGCAATACTCAAAAGTATTTCCTAATGTGGGTTTGAGGTCTGACTCTAAAGCGGCGGGAAGATGGAGTACAAATCACAATGGCGAATACTTTGCTATTGGGGTGGGCGGTACGGTTACAGGCAAGGGCGCTGATCTTCTTATTATTGATGATCCACATTCAGAACAAGAAGCTAAGTTAGCGCAAAGCAACCCTGAAGTCTTTGACCAAGTGTATGAGTGGTACACATCTGGACCACGACAACGTTTGCAGCCGGGCGGTTCTATTATTGTTGTACAAACTAGATGGAGCAAAAAAGACTTAGTTGGTAGGATATTACAGAGTTCGGCGGAGCGTGATGGAGAAAAATGGGAACTAATTGAGTTTCCTGCAATACTTCCTTCTGGCAATCCCTTATGGCCTGAGTTTTGGAGCTACGAAGAACTCGCTGCATTAAGAGACGAACTCCCTGCGGCAAAGTGGAACGCGCAGTATCAGCAAAGCCCAACCTCTGAGGAAGGCGCACTTATTAAACGCGAATGGTGGAAAGAGTGGGAAAAAGAAGACCCGCCATCTTGCCAGTATTTATTACAGAGTTGGGATACGGCGTTTTCAAAATCCGAGAGGGCTGACTATTCGGCGTGTACGACTTGGGGCGTGTTTTACCCCAACGAGAACCCAGAAGACCCAAATATCATTTTGTTAGACGCATTTAAAAAACGCATGGAATTTCCAGAATTAAAGGAAATTGCACTAAGATATTACAAAGAATGGGAACCGGATTCATTTATTGTTGAAGCCAAAGCCTCTGGCGCACCGTTAATATATGAATTAAGGGCAATGGGGATTCCTGTACAAGAGTTTACGCCAACTAGGGGTAATGATAAGATTGTGCGCGTAAACGCTATTTCAGATTTATTTGCATCCGGCAAAGTATGGGCGCCTCCTAAAAGATGGGCAGAAGAAGTGATAGAAGAACTAGCAGCCTTCCCAAATGCACAGCATGACGATTTTGTCGATTCAACATCGCAAGCATTACTTAGGTTTAGAAAAGGCGGTTTTATTCGTCTTCAAACGGATGAGATAGATGAACCAAGATCATTTAGGCGCAAAGGCGCTTACTACTAAGGATTAACAATGGAAAAGAGCGTATATGCCGCCCCTCTGGGGATGGACGATCAAGAAGAAGCCGCGCTGGAGATTGAAATCGTTGATCCCAAGATGGTTACGCTATCGGATGGCAGCGTAGAAATTACCTTGATCCCCGATGCCGCAGAAGATGACGATGGTGAGTTTTCCGCCAATCTTGCAGAGACCCTTGACGATGGTGAGCTGCAATCCCTCGCATCCGAATTGCTTGAGTTAGTCGATGGTGATGTGAATAGCCGAAAAGACTGGGCGGATACTTACGTCAAAGGACTTGACGTTCTTGGCTTTAAGTACGAAGAGCGCACAGAACCTTGGCAAGATGCCTGTGGGGTGTACTCAACAGTCCTTGCAGAAGCGGCAATCCGTTTTCAAGCAGAAGCCATGTCAGAGACTTTCCCCTCTGCGGGGCCAGTTCGCACACAGATTATCGGCAAAATTACACGCGAGAAAGAAGACGCTGCCAAACGTGTCGAAGCTGACATGAACTATGAGCTTACGGACGTAATGGTCGAGTACCGCCCAGAACATGAGCGTGCGCTCTACTCGTTAGGCCTAGCGGGTTCGGCGTTTAAGAAAGTCTATTTTGACCCAAGCCTGAACCGACAAGTTTCGATCTATATTCCCGCTGAAGATGTAATTGTGCCTTATGGCGCATCACATATTGAATCGGCAGAACGTGTGACTCACATCATGCGTAAGACTAAGAACGAAGTTAAAAAACTACAGGCTAGTGGTTTTTACTGTGATGTTGATTTAGGCGAGCCAGAGACATTTCACACCGACATTGAGAAGCGCAAAGCCGAAGAGGGTGGCTATACCCTGTCTGATGACGAGCGATATTCGCTGTGCGAAATTCACATTGACTACTGCATCCCCGGCATTGATGATGAAGATGATCTTGCCAAGCCTTACGTCATTACGATTGAAAAAAGTACCTCTACCGTTCTTGCTATTCGCAGAAACTGGAACCCTGACGATGAGTTAAAGCTCAAGCGTCAACACTTCGTGCATTACGTCTACGTCCCCGGCTTTGGCTTTTACGGCATGGGGTTGATTCATATCATCGGGGGGTATGCTCGTGCGGGTACTTCTATTATTCGTCAGCTTGTTGATGCTGGCACTCTTAGTAATCTTCCCGGTGGTCTTAAGTCTCGCGGTCTGCGGGTAAAGGGTGACGACACCCCAATTGGACCGGGCGAGTTCCGTGACGTAGACGTCCCAAGCGGCAGCATCAAAGACAACATCATGATGATGCCGTACAAAGAGCCAAGCCAAACGCTTTTGACTCTTTTGCAAAAGATTACCGATGAGGGTCGCAGGTTAGGTGCAATCAGTGACATGAATATTTCTGACATGAGTGCTAACGCACCTGTCGGAACAACACTTGCTTTGCTTGAGCGCACGCTCAAACCGATGGCAGCAGTGCAGTCGCGCGTCCATTACGCAATGAAACAAGAGTTTAAGCTGCTCAAAGCAATCATGGCAGACTATGCGCCAGATGAGTATGAGTACGAGCCAGACCAAGGCGAGCCAAAAGCTAAGAAATCTGACTACGCATTGGTTGAGGTCATCCCCGTTAGTGATCCTAACAGCAGCACAATGGCGCAACGGGTAGTTCAGTACCAAGCTGTGTTGCAAATGGCACAGCAAGCCCCACAGATTTACGACCTGCCACAGTTGCACCGCCAGATGATTGAGGTGTTGGGCATTAAAAACGCGGATAAGTTGGTTCCAACCACCGACGATCAGAAGCCTAAAGACCCTGTGTCAGAAAACATGGCAATTTTGATCGGCAAACCCGTCAAAGCGTTCATCTACCAAGACCAAGACGCGCATATTGCTGCACATACGTCATTCATGCAAGACCCAATGATCGCCGCAGGCATGGGTCAGAACCCTATGGCACAACAAATGATGGCTGGGCTGCAAGCCCACATCGCAGAACACATGGCATTTAGGTATCGCAAGCAGATTGAAGAGCAATTGGGCGTGACCCTACCCGCACCAGACGAAGAATTGCCAGAAGACATCGAAGTTCAGTTGGCAAGGCTCGTTGCAGACGCTGGCAAGCAGCTAACACAAGTGCATCAGCAAGAAGCCGCCCAGCAACAGGCTCAACAACAGCAGCAAGACCCGTTATTCCAGCTTCAACAGGCTGAAGTACAGATTAAACAGTCTGATGTACAGCGCAAAACGCAAAAAGACCAAGCAGATGTTCAATTAGCCGTGGCTAAGCTTGAATTAGAGCGAGAAAAAATGGGTGTATCGGCTCAAAACGAGGCAAATCGCCTTGCATCGCAGGACAAAAACGCAGAAAACAGCCAAAAACAGGCTGCAAACAGCCATAAATTGGACTTTTTAAAGACCTATATGGCTCCAAATAAACCACCAAAAGGTGAATAAAGCATGGCAAATACCGTCTTTGACGCGCTGATTAAAAAGTTAAACGAGCATAAAAGCTCTGCTACCGAGTTCATGGCTGATGGGGGTTGCAAAGACTACGCCCACTACCGGAATATGTGCGGACTAATTACAGGTCTAAGTCTAGCGCAGCGTGAAATCCTTGACCTAGCGCGTAACTATATGGATGACGACAATGACTGAACAAGTCGAAGTAACTGAAGTAACCGAAGAAGAAATGGAACAGCAGCTACCCAAACCTGTTGGCTACCGTTTACTTATCGCACTGCCCACGATTGAAAAAGAGTTTGACTCTGGGATCGCAAAGGCAGAACGCACGTTGAACGAAGAGCGAATCATGACCACCGTTGGGGTTGTCTTAGATATGGGTGCGGAAGCCTATAGCGACAAAGACCGCTTCCCACATGGCGCTTGGTGCAAGATTGGGGATTATGTTGTTATTCGCCCACACACTGGCACACGGCTAAATGTTAACGGGCAAGAGTTGCGTTTAATTAACGATGACAGCATCGAAGCTGTTGTTGCCGATCCGCGTGGTGTTACGCGTGCTATTTAAAGGATAAATTATGGCTATGGAACCAGTTGAATTTGGATTTCAAGACCTAGATAAACAAGACTTTAAAGTCGAGGTTGAGGGTCGCGCTTCTGAAAAAGAAGTTGAGGTTGAAGTGCCGGAAGATAAAAAGCCGGAAGTAGAAATTGAAATTATTGATGACACGCCGCTTAAGGATCGTGGTCGCAAACCCTCTGATCCGCCAGACGACCCTACAGACGAGGAACTAGAGGGCTACTCTGAGAAAGTGCGTAAGCGCATGAGCCATTTAACCAAGGGCTACCATGATGAACGTCGCGCAAAAGAGGCAGCGCATCGTGAGAAAGAAGAGGCAATCCGGTACGCCCAGCAAATCCTTGAAGAGAACAAAACTCTAAAAGGTACGGTTGGCAAAAACCAAGAGGTTCTTCTTGAGCAAGCCAAACGCGCTACGGCGAGCGAGGTTGAACAAGCCAAAGCTAAGTACAAATTAGCGTACGAATCAGGCGACTCTGATGCCGTTGTTGCAGCGCAAGATGATTTGACTGCTGCAAAGATTAAAGCAGATCGCATAAATAATTTTAGGTTGCCTACTGTACAAGCGCCTGAAGTTGATGTAAAACAACAACATAACGCCCCTGCTCAACCTCAAGTTGATGAAAAGGCTGTGAATTGGCAACAAAACAATTCATGGTTTGGTTCAGATGACGAGATGACGAGCTTTGCTCTGGGGCTGCATCAGAAATTAGTAAAACAGGGTTTAGACCCTCGCTCAGACGAATACTACGAGAAAATCAATTCTCGCATGCGCCAAGTTTTTCCAGACGAGTTCGATGATATTGATGAAGTTGAGGTTGAAAAACCAAAGCCCAAATCAAACGTAGTCGCTCCCGCAACGCGTAGCACCGCGCCAAAAAAGATTGTGCTGACCCCATCTTCAGTAGCCCTTGCCAAACGGCTTGGAGTTCCACTTGAAGAATACGCCAAACAGGTTGCTTTAGGACAAAGGAAATAATCATGGCTCAAAATCGTTTACCACAAGACTTACAAACTCGCGAAACTGAAGTCCGCCCACAAGCTTGGGTTGACCCAGAGACCCTGCCTAGCCCTAAACCGCAAGCAGGTTGGAAGTTTCATTGGGTGCGTATTTCTACACGCGGCGAAGCTGATGCCACGAACTTTTCTTCACAAATTCGTTCTGGATGGGAACCCTGCAAAGCAGTCGATCACCCCGAAATCCAAATTCTGGTCATTGAAAACGCCCAGTTTAAGGACAACATCGTGATTGGTGGTTTGATGCTATGCAAGCAACCGAAAGAACGTGTCGCAGCACGCGAAGCTTACATTAACCAAAAAAATGATAATCAGATGCGTTCTGTTGATAACAACTTCATGAAAGAAAATAATCCTGTTATGCCGCTTTTCAGTGAGCGCAAATCACGGGTTAGTTTCGGTTCCGGTAATCAAACTTAGGAGTCTTAAATGGCTTATCCAATCGTAAGCGCCCCTTACGGGCTAAAGCCGGTCAACTTGATCGGTGGTCAGGTATTTTCTGGCGCAACTCGCTTGATGGAAATCGCTAGTGGCTATGCTGCTAACATTTTCTACGGCGATCTTGTTAAACGCATTTCTGATGGCACAATCGAAAAGGACACCGGTACGGCTACGGCTACTCCTTGCGGCGTGTTTCTCGGCGTGAGCTTCACCAACGCTTCAACAGGTCAAATTCAACAACAGCAATATTATCCTGCCAGCACAGCTATCAAGTCTGGCACGAAGATTTTTGCAGTCGTTGCAGATGATCCAGATACGTTGTTCCAAGTTGCTGTTGTTTCTGGCACAACCGTTATTACCGGTGTTGGCATTTCAGCAATCGGTAACAACGCAACGTTAGTTCAAAACGCTGGCTCGACCACCACTGGTGACTCGAAAGTAGCTCTTTTGGATTCAACCGCCACAACCAACACTCTGCCTATTCGCATTATTGATGTGGTACGAGACACCGCAACCGCTGCTGATAATTTCCCAGAAGTGATCGTCAAGATCAACTTTGGCATGCATCAGTACAACAACGCAACCGGCGTATAAGGAGCTAAATCATGGCTATTTCACGCGCACAACTACTTAAAGAACTTCTGCCGGGCTTAAACGCCTTGTTCGGTCTTGAGTATAAGAAGTATGGCGAACAGCATAAAGAGATTTTTGAAACAGAATCTTCAGAGCGTTCGTTTGAAGAAGAGACCAAGCTGTCTGGTTTTAACGCTGCTCCCGTCAAAGACGAGGGCGCTGCAATGCGTTACGACAATGCACAGGAAGCTTGGACTGCACGTTACAACCACGAAACTATTGCAATGGGTTTCTCAATCACTGAAGAAGCGATTGAAGATAACTTGTACGACTCACTGTCGTCACGTTACACCAAAGCATTGGCTCGCGGCATGGCATACACCAAGCAAGTTAAGGGCGCAAACATCCTTAACAACGCATTTACTGCTGGGTATACCTACGGTGACGGTCAAGTTCTTTGCTCGACTTCACATCCGCTGGTTTCTGGTGGCGTAAACAGCAACACCCCAGCAGTCGCTGCTGACCTGAATGAGACTTCGTTAGAGTCTGCCGTTATTCAGATCGCTGCATGGACTGATGAGCGTGGCCTGCTGATCGCTGCCAAGCCAACCAAGTTGGTCGTTCCTCCCGCATTACAGTTCGTTGCAACTCGTTTGCTCGAAACCAAACTGCGTACAGGCACAACCGATAACGACATCAACGCAATCGAAAACAATGGTTCGATCCCCGGTGGTTACACAATCAATAACTACCTGACCGACACCAATGCTTGGTTCTTGTTGACTGACGTGCCTAACGGTCTGAAACATTTTGTTCGCACTCCAATGCAAACAGGAATGGATTCGGACTTTGACACAGGCAACTCAAGATACAAGGCGCGTGAGCGCTACAGCTTTGGAGTCAGCGATCCTCTCGGTATTTTTGGTTCGCCTGGGGCTTAACGTTTAAAATCAAGCACTTACGCTAGATTGGAACCCCTCTTCGGAGGGGTTTTTCTTTGTTTGTTGACATTATTATACATTTTGATGTATATTACGGACTCATTAGCTTTATACCGGAGATCGTAATGAAAGGTCAATTTATTTACAAAATTATCAATACCGTTAACAACAAGTTTTATGTGGGCAGCACCACTAATACCGTGGAACGTTTCAGAACGCACCGTAACAGGTTACGCAGAAACAAACACCACGCCAAACATTTGCAAGCAGCTTGGAATAAGTACGGCGAAGACGCGTTTGTATTTCATGTTATTGAAACTGTGCCGGTAAACAAGTCACTACAAGATGCAGAAGACGCGTGGTTAACAGCGCATGTGGGCAAATCTTATTGTTACAACAAAAGTCGGTATTCTGATGCGCCCATGCGTGGGGTATATGGCGCGGCGCATCCTAGCTTTGGTAAACCTATATCAGAACAGCAAAAGCAAGACATTTCTAAACGGCTTAAAGAATTTTATGCCGAAGATATTGCCAATCATCCTAGATTTGGGAAGACGCATACCCCAGAATCTATTGAGAAAATGGTTGCAACCCGTAAAGCCAACGGCACTGCATCTGGCAAAAATCACTACCGGTATGGCAAAGAAGTTTCAGCAGAAACTAAACAAAAGATTGGCGATGCACAGCGCGGCGTTAAAAAGGCTCCTAGGACGATTTCTGAGGAAGGCAGGGCTAAGATAAGGGCGGCGGCAGAAGCTGGGCATTACAGCCATTGGGAGGGTCGCAAGCATACAGATGAAGCAAAAGCCAAGATGAGCAAGACTGTCTTTGTTATGCCTGATGGTATTTTGTTTCATAGCCTGACTGCCGTGTTGCAATATTACGGGTTAAAAATGCCAACACTAAGCCGCGCATTGAAATCTGGTAAGCCTTTATCCAAGGGGCGGTTGATGGGGTATTCGTTTAGCTATGGTGGCATTGGCGCAACACAGACGCAAACGGATAAAGATTTAATATCAAACAAACTGCTTGCACCATAACCAAATAAAGCGTATAAATACATTAACTGGAACTACCCAGCTATGTAAACCGATCCAGCGGACGATGCAGAGATTACATAGCTTAGAACTGCAAATAAAGGATTCCATCATGGGTTTCGCCTCACATCTCGGACCGTGGTTACTTGGTACTGTTAAAGACACCACTGGTTCTACCGCTGGTACAGTTCGCAACATGGGTACAACCATCGTTTCGCAAACTAAAAAAGTTAATTACGCTGGCACAACCGTAGCCGCTCCTAACACCACACAAATCGCCGTGTTACCTGCTGGCGCACAGATTATTGACATTAACGTTGATACGCTCGTTGCGTTCACAGGCTCGACTGCGGCTAACGTTGTTGTTGGTTATACCGGCTCAACTGCTGCTTACGTTGCCTCAACAGACATTACCTCGGCTGGTCGTATGGCTGATTCGGCTTTTGCGGCAAAGCTTGGTAACTGGGCTGGTGCAGCTTCTACTGCATCGCCAAATGGTATCGGTGTTGGCTCAACGGACGTATTGGTTAATGCTATTCTGTCGCCTACGGTTGCCACAGCAACTGCTGGTACGGTTCAGTACACCATCGTCTACGCTGTTGCTAACTCAAACGGCTCACAAGCGCCTGTGTCAGCTTAATCTTCTATGGGGGGTTCGCCCCCTGTTTAACATTTAGGAGATTACGATGAGAGCAATAGTCACATCTAAAACCGGTGTTGGCTCGTCTAGCACCATACCAATGGACACATACATTTCCCCGTTTAACGTGGGTTTTGGTGTAGTCGTGTCTGGTACGGTTAATTACTCGGTGCAACATACATTTGACAGCATGTCTAGCGGCACACCAACATGGTTTTCGCACCCGACCATTGCTTCAAAAACTGACAACCAAGACGGTAATTACGCATTCCCTGTAACAGCAATTAAGTTGCTTGTTAATTCAGGCACTGGCACGGCTACACTTACAGTCATTCAAGCTGGTTTGGTTGGCGCATAGTTATGCCTCACGTTGGCTACACGGGCGTTGCAAATCAAGCAAATACCAGCGATGGGTTTGCAACTGATGTTTCTGCGGCTAACGTAGTGGGCGCAACTCCGGGCGACGATGTGGGCGACACAGGCGTGGTAGATTTATACGGAGCCACTGCGGGCGTAAAGTCTTACATACTGATGGAATCAACAGGATACGTCTTGCAGGAAGACAGCAACAAGATAGAATTGGAGTCAAACTGATATGGCTGACCAAAAAATCTCGGCAATGCCATCGGCAGCTACGCTGACCGGCGCAGAGTTAGTTCCGCTCGTGCAGTCTGGCGCTAACGTTAAAACGACGTTAAGCACGTTGCACGCATTCAATTTAAACCACGGTGCATGGCAAGACAATACTACGCAAAGCGGGTCAACCGTTGCGGGTGTGCCGTTTACTTTTAACACCACAGACGTTGCAGACGGTGTTACCTTGGTGTCTGGATCACAGTTAACGGTTCCCGTGGACGGTGTTTATAACATTCAGTGGTCGGGTCAATTTCAAAACCTAGACGTTGCGCCTCAGGATGCCATTATTTGGCTCAAGATAGACGGCACAGACGTAGTTGGCTCGGCTGGTAAAGTCGGCTTGTCAGCTAGAAAAAACCCTAGCGATCCATTCCACGGTGTGTTCGGGTGGAATTATTTTCTATCACTTACTGCGGGTCAATACGTTGAACTGTATTGGTATAAAACCAGCGCTAATATTACTCTGCCTGCGTACGCGGCTTCGACAAGCCCCGTGTATCCGTCCACAGCGTCTGTAATTGTCACCGTGAATCAGGTGGGATAATGGCTAAAAAGAACCCTTCTTTAGCTGTCGGGCGCGGTGAAAAGCTACCCGTATCCAAGGGGGCCGGTTTAACCGCAAAGGGCAGGGCTGTTTATAACAAAGCTACAGGGTCAAACCTAAAGGCTCCACAGCCCGAAGGTGGTCCTCGTAAAAAATCATTTTGCGCTCGCATGTCAGGGATGCCCGGTCCGATGAAAGATGAAAAAGGCAGACCTACACGCAAAGCTGCAAGTCTCAAACGCTGGAAATGCTAATGGACGCTAACCCAATAGAAACTGCTCGTGAATTAGCTACACACGCTAGTGATATCAAGCATTTGCAGGAAGATATGGATAAGCTTGTTTCCGACATGGCTACCGTCAAAGAATCTCTTGCTGAAATCCAAAAGACGTTGTCTGAAGCTCGTGGTGGTTGGAAAGTTTTGATGTGGGCGGGCGGTGCTGTGAGCGCAGTCACTGGAGTTGTTGGTTTTGTTGTTGGTCACTGGGGCAAATAATGCCAAGCACATCCAAAAAACAATCTAATTTTATGGCGGCAGTCGCACATAACCCTGCGTTTGCAAAGAAAGTTGGTGTAGCTCAATCTGTGGGTAAAGACTTTAACGCTGCCGATAAAGGCAAAAAATTCAAGGAAGGTGGTGCTATGGCTACGAAAAAACTATTTGGCGGCAAAGAAACGTTTGGCGAAGAAATGAAAGAAGCCAAGGCAGTTAAGTCAAAAAAGATTACTCCTGCTCAATTTGTAAAGGGTGAGAAGTCTGAAGGTCACAAAGAAGAAAATTCTTCTGCGATTGCCAAGAAAATTGTTTCAGGCAAAATGTCACCTAAACAGTACGCAACAAAAGAAGCCAGTGAGAAATATGCTCGTGGCGGCGGCATTGAGTCTAAGGGTAAAACTAAAGGCAAGATGGTTAAGATGAATCGCGGCGGACGCGCCTGCTAAGGAACCAACATGAAGATGCCACAGCAACCTGAAGATCAAGACACGCTTGTGTCACCCGTAATGGGCAAAGGCAAGAAAGCGCCGATGAAGATGAAAACCCCCGGCATGGGTACGATGATGGGTGCGCCTAAGTACAAGGGTGTCCCCGCAATGGGTAAGATCGAACCCGGCTCGACTCCGTTTGAATCGGGCGGCATGGCAAAGGGTGGCTCGGTTTCTAAACGTGCAGATGGCTGCTGCATCAAGGGCAAAACCAAAGGCAAAATGCTATGAAAAAGAAAAAATTCAACACGGGCGGTAAGTTTGAATTATCAGACGAAGCTAAAGCTTCTGGGCTAAGCATTGGGCGCAATGAGCGCATTAGCGATGCCGACCGTGAGGCGGGGATTGCCGCTGTAGAACGCGCCGTGAACGCCGCTAAGGGCATGTCAGACGACGAAGCTAGTCTGTTAATGAAAAGCAATGTACTGCCCGCTGATATGCAGATCCCTGCGGGTCGCGCAGATGCTATCCCCGTTCCCGCACCTCGCGCAAGTGCAGGGCGTTCGTTGCCTACCCCTCGCGCCACACCTAGCCGTAACGACTACAGCATGAACGAGCAAGAAGGTTCTGGGCGGGGCGTGTCAAATCCCGCCAATCAAAACGACTACAGCATGAACGAACAAGAAGGTTCTGGACGGGGTACATCTACTCGCGCTCCTAGCCGTGGAAGTTATGACCGCCCCGGACCTATTGGCGGCGCTGTTGACGCCATTGGCGAGCTTATTAGCAATCTGCCTCGCGCTCGTGCAGCACGCAAACGCGCACTCCAACGCAAAGACCCATTGGGAACTATGCCAATGAAGAAAGGCGGTGCAGTTAGAGCCAAGCGCGGTGACGGCATTGCTCAACGTGGCAAGACTAAAGGTCGTTTTGTATGAGAGCCTCTCGCGGGATGGGGGCAATCCTCCCATCCAAGATGCCAAAGGGCAAAACGATGCGCCGCAAGGATGGCGATAAGTTTCAGATGTTTGCCGAAGGTGGCAAGATTGGTTTGTACGACAACATCAATGCAAAACGCAAACGGATTGCCGCAGGCTCAGGCGAGAAGATGCGTAAGGTAGGCAGTAAAGGTGCGCCATCGGCGTTCGATTTTAAACAATCTGCTAAGACTGCGAAAAAATAATGGCTGTTTCTGGAACCACTGCGTTTAACCTAGACTTCGCTGAACTGGCAGAAGAGGCGTTTGAGCGTGCCGGTAAAGAAATGCGTACAGGCTACGACCTACGCACAGCTACGCGATCCATGAATTTAATGACCATTGAGTTTCAAAACCGTGGCATTAACATGTGGACAATTGACGAGGGTGAGATCAACCTCGTGCAAGGACAGGCAGAATACGACCTACCCGCTGATACCATTGATTTG